GTGAATACGATCGAATCCTACCCCACCTCCACTGTCTCTGACGCCCCCTCTGACGATGGGGGGCTGAGCGCATTGCTGCGTCGGTCTCCGCCGTCCAATATTCCGGCGGAGCAGGCTCTGCTCGGGGCCATCCTGACGAACAACAAGGCTTATGAGCGTGTCTCCGATTTTCTGGAGCCGGCTCATTTTGCCGATCCGGTCAATGGACGCATTTATGAGGCTGTTGCCCGGCGGATCGAGCGGGGGCAGCTGGCTGATCCGGTGACGATGCGGGCCGAGTTCGAGCATACGGGTATTCTGGATGCTGCGGGTGGCCCGTCCTATCTGGCCAGGCTGCTGACGGCGATGGTGGGGATTGTGAATGCGGGCGATTACGGCCGGGCCATTCATGACTGCTGGGTCCGGCGGCAACTGATCGATATTGGCGAGACGGTCGTCAACAATGCGTTTGGGGGACGGCCTGACCTCGATGGTACGGACCAGATCGCGGCGTCCGAAGAGGCGTTGTTCAAGCTGGCGACCGAGCGTGGTCAGGAAGGCGGGTTCATGTCTTTCGGCAAGGCGCTGACGGGGGCCATTGATGTTGCTGAAAAGGCATTTCTGCGGACGGGAGATGTTGTCGGGCTGACCTCCGGGCTTCGGGACTTCGACAAGCGGACGGGTGGGCTTCATCCTTCGGATCTGCTGATTCTCGCCGGGCGTCCTGCGATGGGCAAGACGGCGCTGGCGACCAAGATTGCGTTCTCGGCGGCGAAGGCCATCATGCGCGAGGCTGAGGATAGCGGGGAAAAGCCGAAAGGGTCCGTGGCGATCTTCTCGCTGGAAATGTCTTCCGAGCAGCTGGCGACCCGTATCCTTTCGGGTGAGGCGGAGGTGTCGGGTGAGAAGATCCGGCGTGGCGATATCGGGCAGAAGGAATTCGACCGGTTTGTCCGTGTGTCACGCGAGTTGCAGAGGCTGCCGCTGTATATTGATGATACGCCGGCCATTTCGCTTTCCGCTATGCGGACCCGGTGCCGGCGCCTCGCCCGGACGCAGGGACTGAGTCTGGTTGTGGTGGATTATCTTCAGCTGATGCGGCCGGCGATCGGGACGAAGCCGGATAGCCGTGTTCTGGAAATCTCGATGATTACGCAGGGGCTGAAGGCGATTGCAAAGGAGCTTTCCGTACCGGTGATTGCGCTGTCGCAGCTGTCGCGACAGGTGGAATCGCGGGAGGACAAGCGGCCGATGCTGTCGGATCTGCGCGAATCCGGTTCGATCGAGCAGGATGCGGATGCGGTCATGTTTGTGTATCGCGATGAATACTATCTTCAGCAGCGCCAGCCCAAGGACAGTGCTTATGACAGCAATGAGAAGTTCCAGGTGGCGACGGAAGAATGGCAGCGCAAGATGGCGCTTGTGCACAACAAGGCAGAACTGATTCTTGAAAAGCAGCGTCATGGTCCGACGGGGACCATTCAGCTGTACTTCGAGGGTGAATATACTCGCTTCGGGGATCTGGATACGATTCACGAGTGAGGACGCGACTTGCGAGTGCGGAAGAGGTCTGTCTCTTCTGCGTCCCAGGGCGATGGCTGTCTGGTTGGTGACGGCTTTTTTCACGAAAACTGAATGGGTTGGAGGAGTAGGACTTCTCCGCGATGAACGACTTGAGCGGGTTGGGCTCTGTCGGGAGAAGTGCGCCCTGTTTGGGGAACGTGATTCGGTTTTGTGGCTGACAGGAAATTTTTGACGAAAAAGCAGAATTTTCGAAAAAGAGCGGCCTGTTCTGTTTGTATAATTTGATCAGTCACTGTGAATGACTGCGCGTTCTTCTTTCGGATATTTCTGAAAATCGCCGTAAAGTTCAGGTCTTTTTGAAAAGCGGCCTGTTTATGGGGGCTGCTCGGAATTGGTTTATGGCAGGAATGAGGAAAATTGTGGCAGCACATTAATGGCTCAGCGCCACATTTGTTCCTTGACCCCTTGGCATATTGCCATTAATTTATCGTTAATCGGTGGCTGCCATGGGGGGAGCCGGGAGGAAAGGGAAGGTTTCCGGGCGATGCAGGATGCTTCGTACAGAACTGGAAATGTTCCTGATTTGTTCATTCCATCAGCAAAGTGGTCATGTTGCTTTTGGCTGACTGGGGGAGCGCACGAATGCGTATGGAATCCAGCGGAACCACATCTAGTGGATCTCCTCGTCTGGTCTCTTGGGCGGAGCAGGTGTGTCAGAAGACGTGTTTTTGTCCGTGTGCTGAGCCATGTCTTGCCGCTGGAGCACCAGTTCTGGGTGCAGGGCAGCCAGCCGCAGGGCCAGTTCTTCGTCGGTACGACCGTTCAGGACGCCTTTCAGAAGAAAGTCTGTCGAGACGCGGAGCCGGTTCGAGAGGGCGGCGATGAGGAAGACGCTGGGTGCGCGATCGCCACGCTCGATCTTGTTGAGGGTGGAGGCATCGACCCCCAGAAGCCGGGCACATTCGCTCTGGTTGGGAATGACGAGTTCCCGGGCCCAGGAGATGCGTGTGCCGATGGCTTGCTGGAGAGTGGTGAGGGTGTCCGAGCGCTTGTGTTTGGCCATGTGTCCTTTCTAGCAATGGCTTTATGCCAAATCCAGAAGAAGTTTTTTTTGCCACCATTTGTGGCATTTTGCCATTAATTGTAATAAACTACTGAAAATCAGAAGGATATTGAAAATGAGTCAGATGAAATCGGGTCCTGTGCTGCGGCGGGTTTCGGCGAGTGCTGTGGCGGCCATGCTGGCTTCTGATGGCTGGAGGCCGAAGCAGGGCGGGCGACGCCGTGGACGTAAGCCGGGGCGGAAGAAGGCTGTTACGTCCGTTGCGGGGCGGCCGGGGCTGGAGCGCGATACTGTGGAGGCGTTGCCGGCGGGCCATCCCGTTACATGGAAGGCGCTTTGGGGAACGGATCTTGCGCCTGCGTTTCCGGGGCTGCGTCCGATGGGAAGCCATGAGACGATCCAGGAGATTCACTGATGCAGGGTGTGGTGAGGGAAGATCTTTCCGGAAAGGCGGGAATGATGAGGAAAGGGATTGGACCGACGCCGGAACGGATGCGTCATTCCGATATGGTTTCTGTGGGGCAGGCGGTCCGTGTCGTGAATGCCGTGCAGGCCATGTATGACGCTGGTGACATCGGGGATGACGAAGTGGCGGCTGCGGACCGGTGGTACCGGGAATATGTTTTTGCGGCGATCGGGGTGGTGGAAGAGGGGCCGTCCGATGGGCGGGTTCGTGAACGGGGGGATGTTCACACCTGGATGCTGGGGCGGGGGAAATGCTCTGCGCGGATCACGGCGATTCGTGAACGGCTTGGGTTATGCGCGCATATCCGGCTGGAGATGATGCTGGCGCGTGAGATGTCTTTTTCCAACATGGCGCGCCATCTGTATCCGGCTCTTTCGGAAGGACGTGCGCGCATGAAGGTCTCGGCGCAGTGTGCGTTGATTCTGGAACAGTTGGTGCATTGTTATGTGGTGATGTCAAAGAAATAATAAATATAAATAGGTATGTTAAAATTTTTTGTTGCATTATGAACGCGGTTTTTGTATAAGAAATATACATTGATAAACTTTATATTTTATTCATAAGGTCGCCTTACGAAATGTGAGGCGGCCTTTATTTTTGGAAGTTTGGTCAATGCTTCGGAAAAATGAAATTTCACCCGGGGATATTGTCCGTGTGGGGGCTCAGGTAATGGTTGTTCTTCAGATTGAAGACGCCCTGACGGCCTGTCCGCTGGTATCAGTCAGCGAGCCGCATCACCGGGCGGATGTGGAGCTGGAATGGCACGAACTGGCTGAAGCCGGGCTGGCGCGGCTGGATGTGCGGTGTCGGGCCATTCCCTGTGAGCGTCGGGGGCACGGGCTGGAACGGCTCGGACGGATGTGCGGTGTGGCGTTCCGGCGCATTGAAGGAAAGGCCCTGCGCGAGGCGCGGCAGCGGCGCCTGGAGACGGATGCGAGAAGGTCGGGAAAGAGAGTGCGGCAGTCTTCTGCACCTGTCCGGGCGGTGTGGATGGAGGGGCAGGCCCTGATGAGTCGACGGGAAAGCAGACTGGCCGGCGGTTGAAGCCCGGGGCAGAGGGAAGAGGTTTGGGACAGATGGGTGATGAGAAGCCTGAAAAGATCAGCGCGTCGGAGCTTGCCCGGTGCCGGCAGGAGAAGTTTCTTCAGCATCTGGCGATAAGCGGAAATGTTTCGGAATCAGCACGTGTTGCGGAGGTTCAGCGCAGTACGCTTTATCACTGGAAGGAGACGGATTCCGAATTTGAGGCGCTGTGGGACGATGCGCTGGAAGAGGCGGTCGATGCCATGGAGGCGGAAGCCCGCCGTCGCGCTGTTGATGGGTACGATGAGCCTCTGACCTATGCGGGGAAGGTGGTCTGTGATCCTGAGACCGGTAATCCCCTTGTGCGCAAGCGTTACAGCGACGGATTGATGGCGTTTCTGCTGCGGGCGCATCGCCCTTCCCGTTTCAGGATGTTGAAACAGGAGGAACCTGGAGGGCCGATTTCCATCAATATTACCAGTGATGACAGCGCCCTTTAGACTGAATGACGGGCAGTGTGAGGCGGTCAGGCTGCTGGGTGGCCCGGCACGACATATCCTGTTGCGGGGTGGATCACGGTCTGGGAAAACGTTTGTTCTGATCCGCGCCATTGTCATCCGTACGCTGAAGGAACCGGGAAGCCGGCATGGAATATTCCGGCATCGCCTGACGGCGCTGAAGGCTTCCGTGTTGCGGGATACGTTTCCGAAGGTCATGCGGCTCTGTTTTCCGGACGTTGGCTGGAAACTGGAGCGTCAGGATTGTGTCGTGACGTTTTCAAATGGCTCCACGATCCTGTTTGGGGGGCTGGATGACGAGCAGCGGACGGAGAAGATACTCGGTCTGGAATTTGCGACGGTTTATCTGAACGAAGCGAGCCAGATCAGTTGCGGGGCGCGCAACATGCTTCTGATGCGGCTGGCGCAGAAATGCGGGCTGGTGGCGCGGGAGTATATTGATGCCAATCCGCCTTCGATGGGGCATTGGCTGTATGCGCTTTTTGAAGCCGGGATCGAGCCGAAATCCGGAGAACCTGTTCCGGACCGTTCTCTTTACACGACGATGGTCCTGAATCCTGCGGTCAACAGGCAGAATCTGAGCCCGGAATATCTGGCGGGGCTTGAGGCGCTGCCAGAGCGGGAAAGGCGGCGGTTTCTGCATGGCGAGTATCAGGCTGCTGTTGAGGGTGCGCTGTGGCGGATCGAGACGTTCCGTCGGGAGGCGGCCGTAACGGCGGTCAGTCGGGCGGAAGTGGCGGCGCGGATGCGGCGGATCATCGTGTCGGTTGATCCGTCTGGTGCGGCGGGGCCTGAGGATTTCCGGTCTGACGAAATTGGCATTGTCGTGTGTGGTGTCGATGCTGACGGGATCGGGCATGTGCTTAAGGATCTGTCTGCGCGGGACAGTCCTGCGGGCTGGGCCGGACGGGCCTTGCGGGCCTTCGATGACTGGAGGGCCGAGCGGATCGTGGCGGAGCGCAATTTCGGTGGGGCGCTGGTGGAAGGCACGATCCGCAGTGTGCGGGCGCATGCGCCTGTGCGGCTTGTAACGGCGGCGCGGGGCAAGGCAGCCCGGGCGGAGCCTGTCGCGGCACTCTATGAGGTTGGCCGGGTGATTCATCATGGCCGTTTTGCGGTTCTGGAGGATCAGCTCTGTCATTTTTCGGTCAGCGGGTATCGCGGGCCACGGTCTCCGGACCGGGCGGGTGCGTCGGCGCGGACGGCGCGTCTGCTGGCGCTGAAACGTGTGCTGGATGGTACGCAGTATGATGTGCTGCCGCACCCGTTCTCGATGGAGCGGTCTGGCGGGGGGAATATATTCCCTTGTCCAGCAGGCGTCCGGCGGCGCGGACCAATCTGTGCCGGACGGTGGTCGATGAGTCGGTTTCCCTGCTGTTCGGAGACATGCACTGGCCGCATCTGGTGGCGGATGACCCGAGGGTCGGGGACGCCATGGGGGTTTTTACGTCCCAGACCCGGCTGGCTTCCCTGATGATGGAGGCGGCGCGGCTGGGCTCCGTGGGGTCCGTGGCGATCCTGTTCGAGGTTTCGGGTGGTGTGCCGCGGCTGTCGCTTCTGGAGACGGCCTATCTGACGCCGTTCTGGGATGAGGCAAGCGGGGAACTGCTGCGGGTTGAGGAGCGCTTTCTTGTCCGAGGGCGGGAACTGGCGGCGCAGGGATATCCGATCAGCGAGGATCTGCTGGGGGCGCAGTTCTGGTGGCAGCGTGTCTGGACGGCGATGGACTGTGCGGTGTCGGTGCCGTGTCCTGTTGGGACATCGGGGGGAAGCCGGGACGAGAGCCGGTCTGTACGGCATGGGCTGGGGTTTGTTCCGATTGTCTGGATCCGGAATCTTGCGGGGCCTTCAGGACGTGATCCGGAGGGGGAATGCACGTTCGAGCGGGCGATCGATACGGTGATCGAGGCAGATTACCTGCTGTCCTAGGCGGGGCGGGGTCTGAAATACGGGTCCGATCCGACGCTGGTGCTCAAGACGGGAGGGTATTCTGATGGAATGGCGCATCAGGGGGGCGCTGCGTCCGCCCTGACGCTGCCACCGGAAGGGGATGCCAAGCTGCTGGAAATCAACGGCAATGCGGCTGGGGCGGTGCTCGATCATTACCGTGAGCTGCGACAGGTTGTCCTGGAGCAGTTGCACGGCAACCGGGCGCATGGCGAGCGCATTTCGGCCGCGCAGTCCGGCAAGGCCATGGAGATGATGTGCCAGCCGCTGATCTGGCTGACGGACAGGCTGCGTCATTCCTACGGAGAGGGCGGGCTTCTGGCTGTTTACCGGATGGCGTGCCGGTTTTCCTGTGTGCTGGAGAACGGGCTGCGGCTTGGCGGGCGGCTGGTGAAAGATCTGCCGTACTGCCGGATGGGGCTGCGCTGGCCGGGCTGGTTCCCGGCGACGGATGCGGAACTCCTGTCGTTGGCGCAGGGGCTGATGACAGCGGTGGCCCACGGAATTCTGAGCCGCGAAACGGCGGTTCGGATGTTTGCGACGTCTTCTGGCAGTTCCGACCCTGAAGGGGAATGGCGACGGCTGGAAACGTGGAATGCTTCACGGGAAGCGTAATGTGTGACGGAGGTAAGATGTCCGGAGCGGATGAAGACGTGGATGATGTCGTGGCCCTGCGGCAAGCACTGAAGCAGGCGCAGGAAGAAATGGCGACAATGCGCCAGGAAATGGCGGAGGCCAGTGCAAGACAGGAGGCTTTGCAGCGCAGTCACGAGGAGGCGGTGAACCGTATCAGGCAGGACAGTGATCATGAGGTCATTGTTGCTGCGCTGAAGGCTGAGGCGGTCCGTTTCGGGGCGCATAACCCGGATGATGTGGTGCGGCTCATTGATCTTGGAGGGCTGGGCCGGGACGATACGGGCGTAGTGACGGGACTGGAGGAAGCGCTGGAGCAGGCGCGTCGTGAGCGGGCCTATCTTTTCGGAAACATGGTGAAGCCCGGCTCTTTCAGTGGAAACACGATGGGTGTGTCGGCGCCACGGCCGGGAGAGATCGAACCCTTTGATGCGCGCAGTGCCAGCGAGACGGATTACGAAACGCGCAAGTGGCAGTTTCTGGCTCAGGGCTGAGACGCCGGAGCGGATTTGACGGGGTCTGTAATGGGCCGGTTTCATAAATGCATTTTCGGAATGAAATGAATGAGCATCGATAATTTTCCTGTTCAGTTGCAGGCGGCCATCCAGCAGGGTTTTCTGGCGCGCGAATTTGAAAACGGGCTGAAATCCCGTCTGGGCTTCCGTCAGGTGGCGGATCGGGAGATTTTTCCCAATGCGATCGGTGAAACCCTGACCAAGACGCGCAAGAGCCTGAAGGCACCGGTGACGACGCCGATGAACCCGAGCAGCAATACGAATTTTGACAATGGTCTCAGCCCGTCGGGCTGGGCGATCGAGCAGTATACGCTGTCTATCAACCAGTATGGCGATACGATCGACCTGAACATGGTGACGAGTGGCGTGGGGATTGCGTCACAGTTTCTGGCCAATGCCAATACCAATGGCATTCAGGCGATGCAGTCCCTGGATCGGCTGGCGCGCAATACGCTGTTTGGTGGGGCGCAGAATGGTGTGGGTGGATATCTGGGCGGCAATACGCGGGTACGTGTGGCGCTGGGTGCGGATGGAGATACCATTCAGGTGGATGATATTCGCGGTTTTGAACGCGTCATTGTCAATGGCCAGGTGACGTCTGTCGGGACCAGCAATGGCATGACGGTCACGGTCGGATCGGATGTCTATACGCTTGTCAGCGTGACGGCGGATGCGACGAATGTTTCGACGGCGCCGGGCGGTGTTTCCGGGCAGATGACATTCTCGTCCGCTGTGACCGTGGCAGACGGGGCGGAAGGGCAGGCCGTTGTGGCGGCGACGGCGCCGCTGGTGATCCGTCCGCATGGTCGTCTGACGACGGCGGCCCTTCAGACCGCAAGTGCGAACGGACTGGCGGATACGCTGGGTATCCAGCAGGTTCTGGCGGGTGTTGCGACGCTGCGCCGGAATAACGTGCCGATGATCAACGGGGCGTATCACTGCTACGTGGATGACATCCAGCTTCTGTCCCTGTTCCGCGATGATGATTTCAAGCATCTGTATCGCGGGGCCTATGGGTCCGAGGAGTATCGGTCCGGGCAGATTATCGAACTTCTGGGTGTCCGGTTCATTCCGACGACAGAGGCGCCGCAGCAGGCTTCCCTGGGGGCCGGGACGATCCATCGTGCGCTGCTTGTGGGGCAGGGCGCGCTGATCGAGTGTGACTGCTCGCTGACCGGGCATTCGGATATTCCCGATGCTGAGCGTGCGCTGATCGAGCTGGTGGATGGTGTGGCTATGGTGACGCGTGAGCCGCTGGACCGTTTGCGACAGATCATTGCGCAGTCCTGGTACTGGATTGGCGGTTTTGCGCTGCCAACGGATGTGACGGCGGATACGACGGTCATTCCCACCGCGACGAACAGTTATCTCAAACGTGGTGTGGTGATTGAAAGTCTCGGGACGGATGCTCTCGGGCTGACGTTCTGAAGGTCATTCTGCCGAAGGTTATTCCGGGCCCCTGCCAGTTGGCGGGGGCTTTTCTTTCAGGGAGATGGACATGTCTGGGACGGTAGGATTATCGACGGTTCCCCTGACGGATGGGGAAAAGATGGATGTCCGTCGGTTCTGTGGGTATCCGGCGATCGGAACCCGCGAGACGGGGCAGGAATCCTGGCGTTTCTTTCAGGTGGAGGGCGCGCTGGAATGGCGGATGAATGGCCTGTCGGGCGCGGAGCTTCAGCAGGTGAGGCTTTATCTGACGCAGCTTTATCCTCTGGAAACGGCCATTCCGGGAGTGTCGGACAATCTGGATACGGCGCAGGCGGCGAGCTGGTATCATAACGGCCGGGAAGTTCAGGACCGCGTGATGCTGTTCACGCTCTGGCGGCGGCGGTTATGTGCGTTTCTGGGCGTGGCCGGAGGGCTGGAGCTTCAGGGCGGCCGGGAAATCGTCATCTAGGGAGACTGGCATGAGGCAGGGCCTGATTGCGTCCCGTATTGCCCGTGGATATGCAAAAGCGGCTTCCGTTCTGGGATGTGTGGGCGCGCAGTATCGGCCGGCCAGCGGGATCGATCCCATGAAGACGGTTTACGCGCAGCCGACGCTGGCTTTCGATTCGGATCCGGAATTTTCACTGTCACGGCAGCGCAACTGGGGCGTTGTGGCGGATTATGTGCTGACGGACCGGCGGGACGATACGCTGGTCGGTGATATTCTGGTCTGTGACGGGAAGACGTATTTCGTGACGGCCGTGGATGTTCTGCGGCCACCGCTCTGTGTGGCGTGCAGTCGGGTCGTGACGGTCAGTGGTGTGACCGGAACGCAGGAAACGGTCGTCAGCGGGGCACCGGCGGCCATTGTGCTGAAGGCGCGGGGGGAAGCATCCGGAAGTGGTGTGCCGGGTGCGGCCCGTCCGGGACAGTTCCTGCTGTATCTGCCGCTTCTGCCGGGGGTTGTTCTTCAACCGTACATGACGGTGACGACGGATCTGGGAACGACCTACACGGTCAATGCGGTGGAGATGTCCGATTATGGCATCCGCTATACGATGTCGATGCAGCAGGTCTGAGGAGGAAAGCGATGGCGGATGCCTCGGGGATCGGGCTGGCGCTGGCCTATTGCTGTGCGACGGTTCTTTATCCGGATGGTCTTTCAGGCGTGTCGGTTACGGGGCGTCAGACGGTTGTGCGTCGCGGGTGGCTGTTGCCGAGTGATCTTTTTACGGCTGAATCTGTTCGGAACGAAATTAATTTCGTTACTGCAACTATTGCGTCGTCCCGGAATGAGGCATCCGGCTGGGCGGAGCCTCTGGGACAGCCCTGGGAGGTTCTGGAGCGGATTTCTCCGACTGTCAGTGTCTCCAGGGAAGATGGGGAGACGGTGCGGATCATTTTTCCGCCGGATGGGACGGAGGCCTGTGGAGTTGTGGGGCTCTGGTTGGATGATGGTTCGGCTGGTGCGCTCGCGTCCTGTGCGGTTGCGGTGAAGGCGGATGACACGGTGGCTGGTGTGGCGTCCGTTCTGGCGGGAATGCTGGAGGGAGCGGTTGCGCAGGGCGATACGGTATGGGTGCCGGGGCATATGCTGCAGGGCCGTATGGCGGGATATGGGCAGTCCGTCCAAGTCAGCCGGCGTCAGGCGCAACGGTATCGGGTTTCTGTCTGGACGGCGGATGCGATGGTTCGGGAAGGTCTGTCTTCCACGCTCGATACGGCGCTGGCGGGTCTGAACTGGATCACGACGCTGGACGGACGTTCGGCGCAGTTGCGTTTTTTGGACGTGCAGGATGTGGACACCATGCAGAACCAGGCGATTTACCGGCGGGATTTTCTGTATGAGATCGTGTTCGACACGCTTCAGGTCTGCTGGGCGGCGGATATGCTGTTCGGGGTGGGGACAGGGCTGTGGCGTGGGTCTGCTGCATGGTGTGACGGATAGTGCGTCTTACACTGCGCAGGCGGCGTTCGGGCTTGGAGAAGGCGTGTACATGATTGCCGCCGGGCCGGCTTATGACACGATTACCAATGCGGTTTCCGTCAAGGTGTCGAGCGGGCTGGATTCATCGGCGGTCAAGCTGATGTTCGGGGACTGGCTGTGGTGGAATGACGATACGAACGGCATGATGCTTGTCAGGCCGCAGGCTTTTGCGGGGGGTATTTCACTGTTCCATATTGCGGCGCGGGAACTCGGGGATGCCTGTCAGTGGTGGCGTGTTGCTGAGGTAAACGGTCTTCCTGATGGGGTTACGGAGACCTGAAGTTCGGGTGTTGATGGATGGGGGTGAGGACAGTGATCTTTTTCCGGAACGGTTTGAAATCGATTCAAACCGTTATCAGGCCTGTGATGCTGCGTTTGTGCGGTTTGCGGTCAGGCCCGTTGCGGATGTGACGGAGCGGCGCTGGTTTGAGGAGAGTTGTCCGACACGGAAATGGCTTGTTGTGCAGATGCGGGACCGTGAGGCGGAAGAAACGGACTGGCAGATCCTGTTTGAAGGGTTTGTGGACCATCTCCAGTATTCTCCCGAGCAGGGCTTCCTTGACGTGGAATGTCGGGATGCGCTGGCGGCGCTCATGGATCTTCGGGTGCGGGACGGGTGGCTGAACCATACCGTGTCTGATCTTCTTTTGGTTATGGCGGGCGCGGCCGGGTTGTCGGCGGATATCAGCCTGCCGGACGATCAGGCGTCATGGATGAGCGGGCAATTCTGGCAGGTGGAATACAGGCGCAGTGCCCTGCTGTCGCAGCATCGTTTCCAGACGGCGGCGGATCTTGCCTTCACTCTGGCGTCGTGGGATTCCCGTCAGCGGAGCGGGACGCATGCCTATTACGACGGGGTGCATTTTTCGCAGGATGCGCCAGCGGAGGGGGGGTGTTCATTCCTTTCGTGTTCCGGGGCGGCGGCAGGACGATCTCAGGCGGTTGGCCAAGGGAAAATATGACCGGATTGCAGCGCATGGTCTGTCAGTCCGGTTGTCTTTGCCCGGTGTGCCGGGGCTGGAGCCACGTCAGTTCCTGAGAGTGGCGGCCGGGCGTGAGGAGCGGGTTCTGGGTGTGGATCAGGTGATATCCCGTTTTTCGCTGGAAAAGGGGTTCGTACAGGAAGTTGTCCTGAGAGATCGTGGAGGGAGCGTAACGTGAGTGATGCACGGTTTGATGCGGTGTCGCTTCTGAACAGGACGGCTCACACGGTTTTTGGAATCGTTTCGGCGGTCGATCCCGTGAATCATGCGGTCAGGGTCAGGCTTCAGCCGGATGACGTGGAGACGGGCTGGCTTCCCGATATGGGGGGTGTGCAGGCCGGGGATCTGCGTCTGTCCTGTCCTTCGGCGCCTGGCACGCATGTCGTGCTGCAGCCTCTGGAAGGTGATGGAGAGCATCTGGTGGTGACGGGGGCTGTTTACGACACGGTTGTCACGGCACCGGTTTCGCCCTGGACAGGTCGTGTTGCGCAGCCGGGAGAAATGCTTGTCCGGGCTGGATGTGGTGCGCCGCCTGTCACGCCGGGACAGCTGCCGGGCGGGCCATCTGGCAATGGGGACTGGTGGCATGTCGGGCCGGATGATGTGGCGGTCGGGGCGGGAAATGCCCGAATGGTCATACAGAATGATGAAATCCGGTTGTCAGTCGGGGGGGGGGCGCTGGTTCTGGGACCGTCAGGTCTGACGGTAACGGGCGGCGATGTCAGGACGGATCAGCATTCCCTGAACGATCATGTTCCTGTTCTTGGGACTGAAAAGACGGAAGGACCGACCGGATGAGTGCGATCGGGCATTTTTTCGGGGCCGATCTCACGCTGGATCATGGGAGGCTGGAGCTTGTTTCGGATGTGGAGCAGGTCCGGCAGGGTCTTTTGCGCAGGCTTCTGACCATACCCGGACAATATATCTGGCAGCCGGATTATGGAGCCGGGCTGGCTGCAATGGTCGGGCAGGTTGTTGATACGCGGACTATGGAAGCGGTCATTCAGGCGCAGGTTATGGTGGATGCCGGCGTGGATGCCTCTCAGGGCGTGACGGTGACCGTGACGGCTCAGGACGGGGGAGGCTGTGTGTGCCGGGTCTCTTATGTGGATGCCGCAAGCGGGCAGCAGCAGGATTTCGGTTTTTCTTCCTGAAAAAGGTACGGGCCATGGGCCGGTGTGCCAGGGTGATGTAATGTCTCTTTCTCTTCGTTCGTTTGCGACGACGGTCTCCACGGCAGTGGCGACGGCGCAGGCGTCCTGTACTCAGCTGATCGATGTTTCGGTCGGTTCTCCGGCCCGTGCGCTTGTGGAGAGTGTCAGCGGAATTGGTCTGTGGCTTCAGTATCTGCTGCTGCAACTGATGATGCGGACGCGGCTGTCCACGTCCTCGGGGGCAGATTGTGACAGCTTCATCAATGATTTCGGGATGACACGCCTTCCGGGGACAGCCGCTACGGGCATGGTTGTCATGACGTCCTTTTCACCGGGGAGCCAGTCGGCGGTCGTTGTGCCGGGCGTGAAGGTACGTACGGTCTCCGGTCTGTCCTTTTCGGTGGTGAAGGATAGCACGCTTGCAGGCTGGTCTCCGGATGCCGGAGGGTATGTCCGGCCGGCCGGGGTGGGCGCGGTATCCGTGCCGGTGCAGTGTGATGTTGCGGGATGTTCCGGGAATGTGTCGGCGGGTGCACTCTGTCTGATGGGAACAGCCGTTTCCGGGATTGATACGGTCACCAATGAATCCGCGCTCCTGAATAGTTCCGATCAGGAAACGGATGCACAGGTTCGGGCGCGTTTTCCGCTGTGGCTTGCGGCAAAGGCGACTGCCAGCCGGATGGCGGTCGGGAATGCGGTGGAAGGTGTCCAGACCAATCTGCGCTATGCCCTTCGGGACGGCGTTGCTGCGGATGGAACATCCCGTTGCGGGTATTTCACGGCGGTCATCAATGATGGAAGTGGCGCGCCATCCGATCAGCTGCTGGCGAACGCCTATGCGGCGATTGATGCCGTACGGGCGCTGGGCGTCGGGTTCTGTGTGCAGCCTCCCGCCGTGATGACCATGGATGTTTCCATGACGGTCACCGTTCCGGCTTCGGTCCCGGTGACGCAGGCCCGGAGCGCCATTCAAACGGCCATAATGCAGGATATTGCTGCTACGGACGTGGGGGACGGGTATGCGTATAGCCGTCTGTCCTATCTGGCCTATGTGGGGGCCGGTGTGTCGGTGACATCGGTTCTGAATGTTCTCCTGAATGGTGAACAGGCCGATATTCCCGCGAATGGTCAACAGGCATTTGTTGCCGGAAATATCCAGATCACCGTTATCCAGAACTGAACGGACTGGCTTTCGTCCCTGACGGGATGAAGCCGTGAGGAAGGCCATGCCAGTATTCAATACGTATTCGAAACTTGATACCCTGACCGGCGATGAGGTTCTGGTTCTGGCGGATGCCACGGGCAAACGGACTGTCAATGCGACGGCTTCCCAGATTGCCGGGGCGCCAGCCGTTTCGCAGGCGACAGGGGAATTCTACGCGGATCGTGGCGCACATGTCAGTCGCCTTGCGGACCGGCTCCTGGTTGGTGTGGTGGCGGAAAATCCTGCCCTGAGCGACCGGGAGGCGTCATCCGCCAGTGACTGGCTGTCCGAGACCATGGCGAAGACGTCCATTGGTCCGTGGGCCTTGCAGGACGCACAGTGCGCGTCTGTCGCCCGGTATGGGAACAGTGCTTTCGTTGCGGCTTCCCGAACGTCGGATGCAAAGGAAGGAGAAGCGACGCTGGGGTTTCAGCCCAGCTCCATCGGGGTTGCGTCCTGGGGCGTCGCCGATGATACGACCGTGCCCACGACGACGACGGCCTATGCCTATTACGGGGAAGCGTGGCGTCTGCCGAATGTCAATTATCAGCCGACTTTCTGTATGGAGCTTGAGGCCGTCAATCTGGGTGGGCTGGCGATCGGGCAGTCCACGCCGTACTCACCGAATGTTGGCGGGGGAGTCTATGCGCTTCAGCTTGGTGCAGGGGGCGGACAGACATCCGGAACATCGGACGCGGCGGCGGGGATCGTGTTCGTTTCCAAATCCGAATGCGTGGCAGACGGGGATTGTCTTCGGGGCGACGGCCCTGAGCGGGACGGACGGGAAAGACACCGGATATGGCTCGGCTGTTTCGCTGGCGCGGAACCATGCGCTGGAATGGCATACGCCTGAAACCGTGTCGGGCCAGACGGGTGGAAATGTTGGAGCGTTCATCCGCTCGACCGTGACTGAGCATGCCAGTGGTGTGCGGCAGGAATTCGTGGATGATGGAATCCTGTTCAGCAATATCGAGGGGGCCACGCTTTTTTCCGTCGCGAGTTCGGAAAATCCGACGAATATGCTTCAGGTTCAGGCCGGAACCGGGACACAGGCGGCAGGGCTCTATGTTCAGGCGGGTCAGGATGGCTCGACCAATCTGGGGCTTTTCCCGGGGGCGGGTGGAGAGCTGCAGATCACGTCTCCTGTTTCCAACGCGGGCGGGGCTTTGCCCGCGACGGCTGATGGCGGATTTCTGCACATCAACATCAACGGAGCGGATTACCGGATTCCATTGGTGAGCGATGGCTGTAGTTTACGACCGTCAGGGCGAACCTTTGCAGGCCACGGATGGCAAGGCGCTGCTGGATACGGGTGTTATCCCCGGATCGATTGATGATTTTGCGAACCGTCTGAGAAGTCTGCTGCCGATCGGATGGTTTCCTGCGCCTCCGCAGGGGCTGGAAGAGGAACAGGCGCCTGTTCTGGTGGCGATGCTGCGTGGTTTTGCGTCGGTGCTGGCGGGTATCTGGACGCTGGCTCAGGATTGCGAAAGCCAGATGCGGCTTTCAGACATGAGCGGTGGTTTTCTGGACATGGCCGCCGAGGATTATTTTGGCAGCGGGGAACTGCCGCGCCAGACGCAGGAAAGCGATTCCGCATATCATGCACGCATCGTCTCGTCCCTGATTGCGACGAAAAATACGCGGCGAGCGGTTCGGGATGCGCTGTTGGGGGTGACCGGTGTGGAGCCAGTTCTCATTGAGCCGCAGAACGCCAGTGACTGTCATGCCTTCGGGACGGGAAATGCCCCTGCCCTGGGGGGCGGGTATGGCTATGGCTGCGCGGGGCTGCGTTACGGCAGCCTGCAGGGTGGGCAGTTCTTTGTGGAAACGGGGATGGGATCGGCTTCCGGCAGGGAGGCTGTTCTGCGGGTTATTGAACAGACGAAGGCCATAGGCGTGACGGGCTGGGTCAGGATGGAGACGTAATGGATCGGGCAATAGTTTATGCGGGTTCGGTTCCGCTCGATACGGATCTTCTTCGGGTCGGTCGGCACGGGAAAAGCAGCATCGGGCAGATGGCCGACATGGTTTACGGTTCGGGTGTTACGGCAGCGACCGGTCTGACCTGCGCCCTGTCTTCGGACAGTCTGGCGGTGACCGTCGGGGCGGGCTCCATCACGGCGCCGGGCGTCATGGATGTGCAGACGCTGGGAGGGAATGGCGGCGGCCTGGAAGCGGATGGCGCCACGGTGACGTGCCAGTATATCAATCCGGCCGCCCAGACGGTCATGCTGGTGGGAAGCGGCGCGACCTATACGGTTTTTGCCGTCTGTTCCGAGCAGGACGTTGACCAGACCCTTCTGCCATTTTTCAATGTTTCCAATCCTGCGCAGACACAGGCCGGGATTGGTAATGACGGGACTGCGCTACCGACGCGGCGGCAGGCCGGCATGACGTTCGTGGTGTCTACCGTGGCCCCGCAGGCGCCGGCTGGCGGATGTGTCGTGGCGCTTTACACCCTGACGGTGGCGCAGGGGGTGACGACACTGGCGGGTATTACGCCCCAGCCGGAGCGTGTTTCTGGCCGACGCTTCCCGAACTGGCGACGCAGACTCTGCTGA